GTCTTATGTTGTGCAGAATTTCCGCACTTGCGTGCATCAGATGGTGTTAGGAGATGATCTGATAGCATCAGTGTCCGAGATCGTCTCTGGTTGGTATAACCAGCTTGAGTTAAAACGTTCATTAGAAGACATTGGTGCTGTTTATACATCGGCCGACAAGGAGTCTGAGCTTACTCCTTTCATGAGCTTCGATGAGGTGACATTCCTCAAGCGGCGATTTATTCGCGCAGAGAATGGCATATTGATGGTGCCTATTGAGGAGAAGACCTTGGTTAAGATGCTCATGTTTACCGGTGACTCCGCCTTGAGCGTTGTTGATCAGCACTGTGTGATGCTTAGCAACGTCTTGGCGGAGAGTTTCTTCTTCGGTGAAGTTTACTTCCGTACCATGAGAGCCCGTGTGGACTTATTGGTAGCGAAGAATGATTTGAGGGGGTCGTACCTCATTTTGTTGGAGTATAACGACTACCTGTGTAGATATAGGAGCGGGTCCTTTTCTACCTGGAACCCAGCTGTGATGCTGGAGCCTGCCATTACCCACAATGACGAGCACAAATGATTTAGAGGCGGGCGCTTCCCGACTACTTCAGTTAACACTGCAGCTCATAATGAGCTGTTACTGAAGGCCGCACCACTCCAAGTGGGCGGTCATAGTGCCGAAAATGTTCAAAATGCCCATTTAACGGACCAAGGCGATGTCTTTCTCCGTGATGTATTGATAGCAACGTTTAGTATCTCGGTTGGGGATACACCGTTTGTAAACCTCATTGGCGATTTTGACCCTTTCTCTGTTTACTTTACCAATGCATTCATAGCTAGTAGGGCTGCTAGTTTTTATCAGGTTAATTGTGCTATGCATCTCACTTTTATCATGACCGTTCCTGGTTCTTGCTTTGGTGCTTACTTGATTAATGCTATTTGTGATGGTGGTAACACAAACCAAAGTAGTGGTATTGAGTATGATGGCCCGAGCACAGACAACTACTTCTCTTCCGTGCAGGATGTGCATGGAGTGATGAATTGCGAGATGGCCAATCACGTTGAGATGGAGCTCCCTTGGGTTCACCCCCTTGATGCTGTACTTGTTAGTGAGATGGACTTTGACATGTGGCGTCTTAACCTTTGGGCACTTTCTCCTCTCCAATCCTCTATTGGTACGACAGCTACTGGTACCATTCAAGTGTTTGCGCGGTTATTACCTGGTTACAAGTTTACCAACCTCCAGTATCAAGGTCGCGGAGGTCGCTCTAAGTACCCTATCCCTCCACGCGGGTCGTATGGTGGCGGACCTGGTCCTGTCGTAGGTCAGCAGTACACGTCTGCCGCTGGTCCTGTCGTAGGTCAGCAGTAC